TGTTTATCCTACTATTACTTCTGGTAAAAGCACGAAAGTAATTATGGTTTCGACGCCTCACGGCATGAACCATTTTTACAGAATGTGGCATGATGCTGAGAGGGGTCAAAACGAATATGTTCCAACTTCAGTTCACTGGTCGGAAGTTCCAGGCCGTGATGAGAAGTGGCGAGAACAAACAATCGCAAACACCAGTGAACAACAATTCAAGGTTGAGTTTGAGTGTGAGTTCCTTGGATCAGTCGATACTCTCATCAATCCAGCCAAACTCAGAGCCATGGTCTATGACAGACCAATCCAATCAGGCAATGGATTAGAAATATACGAAAAACCAATTGATAATCATGACTACGTTTGTACCGTTGACGTAGCTAGAGGTGGAGGTAATGACTACTCTGCATTTGTTGTTGTGGATATCACAGAATATCCACATAGAGTAGTTGCAAAATATAAAAATAATGAAATCAAACCCATGTTGTTCCCGTCAATCATTTATGAGACGGTAAAATCATACAACAATGCATGGGTATTATGTGAAGTCAATGATATTGGTGATCAGGTTGCATCTATTCTAAACTACGATCTTGAATATCCAAACTTACTTCAGTGTTCGATGAGAGGTAGGGCTGGACAGATTGTAGGTCAGGGTTTTTCTGGAAAGAAAACTCAGTTGGGCCTTAAGATGTCCAAGGCTGTAAAGGCGGTAGGTTGTTCTAACCTCAAGACAATGATTGAGGCAGACAAAGTTCTATTCAAAGACTACGATATTATATCAGAACTTACTACATTCATTCACAAGAGAAACTCATTTGAGGCTGAGGATGGATGTAATGATGACCTTGCAATGTGTCTGGTCATCTATGCCTGGTTAGTTGCACAGGACTATTTTAAAGAACTGACTGATCAGGACGTTCGTAAGAGATTGTATGAGGATCAGAGAGATCAGATTGAACAGGACATGGCTCCATTTGGTTTTATCAGTGATGGTCTTGATGATGAGGTAATTCAAGGTGATGATGGAACCCTATGGAAGAAAGCAGATATGACGGATCTCAATTCAACTTATGGTGACATGAGTTATATGTGGGAGTATTATTAATGAATCTTGATGATAAGTTTGATCTAGAACATCTACTTTTTGTAGAGAGAACGTGCAGGACTTGTGGTGAAAGAAAAAATCTTTTAGACGATTTTTACCTCACAAGAAAGGATAGAGGTTCATATCCTTCGGCATATTCATACGAATGTAAGGTTTGTACTATAAGTAGAGTCACTGTTAGTAGAATGACAAATAGAATATTCGATCGATGGGAATATCCAGATTGGTAGTGTTCACGTCCTATTTCCCCATTTGAAAAGCTTGCTATCAATAAATAAATTTAGAAATAAACTGAAACTTCTAGAGGAAATCAGATGGCTGGTTTAGGCTTAGTCTCCCCTGGTATTAAAGTAAGGGAAGTAGACCTTACTAGAGGTGGTATCACAGGCGTTAGCGACCAAACTGGCGCCATCGCAGGACCCTTTACCAAAGGTCCAATCAATGAGCCAAGTCTCATTGAGAATGAGAAAGATCTCGTAGATACTTTCGGGGAACCACAAGAAACAAGTAGCCAATATGAGTATTGGATGAGTGCATCATCTTATCTCTCATATGGTGGAATTTTAAGGACCGTTAGAATCGACGGTCAGTACCTGGTAAATGCTAACGCAGCAGTAGCAAGTGGTGCTGGTTCATCGGTAACCGACCTTAAGATTAAAAATGTAGAAGATTATTATAATTCTTACAACACAGCAACAACTTGGTATTGGGCTTCCAAGAACCCAGGTACTTGGGCAAACGATCTCAAAGTTTGTGTAATTGACGCAAGAGCCGACCAAACCCTGAGTGGTATCACAACCTCAGGTATCGTAGTTGGTGCTGCGGTAACTCAGGCATTCGGTGGTGCTCAAATCGGTGGTATCGGCACTTCAATCACCCTGAACGGTCACCTGAAGGGTATTGTTACTGGTATTGGATCTTCTTCGATCGACGTTAAGGTTGTAAGTCAGGTATCGACCGCAGGAACAGTTGCTGACGCTGATTATACAAAGGGTGGAGCATTTGAGTTTAACACCTCAAGAGTTCTGAACATTGTAGGTGCAACTGGTGCGGCTACAACTTCAATCACAGTAACAAGAGATGTTGCTGGTACTAATGCTGGTGCGATTGGAGTAGGATCAACAGTTAATCTGTTCAACACATACACAGCAACCACTTATTCGATCGACAACGCTGGTGGAGTTGCTCTCGGTATTGGTGATACTGGTGTTTATCTGAACACAACCACTGGTGTTCAAACTGGAGGTTATGGTTCACAGAACATCCTCTTGATCGGTTCGGAACTGATTGGTGTTGGTAATACCATCGTTTCTGCAACTGGATTTGTTGGATTTGCTAACAGAGGCACTGACGGAACAACAGAGGCTGCTCACAATGATGGAACAGCAGTAAAACTGTTGTCAAGAATTGGTGCTGCGACTACTGTAAGAGTATCCCAGTCTTCCTCTTCTTCCACCACATTAGACATCAACGAACTTAATGGTATCGATGTTGGTGACTACGTTAGAGTTCAAACAGTTGGTGTTGGAACCACCTCCGAACTGATGGAGGTTACTGGTATCACCACTAACTCAGCTCTCACTCCAAGTGGTGCAACTGACTGGTATGAGGGTCAAACTCTTGGTCTTGACAACTCAACCGTATATTGGAAGAACGTCGCTGCAAAACCACAAACTTCAACTTGGGCTTCAACAAGAAATTCGAGATTCGACGAAATTCACGTTGTAGTTGTTGATGACACTGGTAAGGAGAGTGGAAACGCTGGTCAGATTCTTGAGAAGTGGGTAGGACTTTCCAAGGCTAAGGATGCCGAACTGTTCAACTCACCTGCATACTACAAGGATTACATTGCTGATAACTCCGAGTATCTGTTTGCTGGTTATGCTCCATTAGGAACTCCTACTGGATTCTCAACTGGAAACACTGCTTTCACCGCTGCAGCTTCTGCATGGGGTCAAGACGCACAAGGTATCACCTTCTCTGGTATTGGTAGATCCACCTATTCACTGCAAGGTGGTAAGGATTACGGCGGTACTTACGCTGCTCCAACTTATGCCGCAACTCTGGGTGACCTGATGGAAGGTTACGATCAGTTTGCAAACCAAAGAGAGTATCCAATCAACTACCTGATCATGGGTCCTGGTCTTGCAACCAGAAATGAAACAGTTGGTAAAGCAAACAAACTGGTTTCTATCGCAGAAAACAGAAAGGATTGTGTCGCCGTTATCTCACCAAGAAGAGCTGATGTTCTGAGTGGAGATGTTGCTCTGACCAACACTGACACCCAGACCGACAACATCATCAAGACGATGGATCAAGTAAGTTCCTCGTCTTATGCAGTTCTTGATTCTGGTTACAAGTACACATTCGATCGTTTCAACAACAAGTTCCGTTATATTCCTTGCAACCCAGACGTTGCTGGAATGATGGCAAGAACTTCACAAAATTCATATCCTTGGTTCTCACCTGCTGGAACAACCCGTGGTGTTGTAAACAATGCAGTTAAACTCGCATACAACCCATCACAGTCCCAGAGAGATCTGCTCTACTCGAAGAGAATTAACCCAGTTATCGCGGCACCTGGACAAGGTATCGTCCTCTTCGGTGATAAGACTGCTCTTGCATTTACTTCTGCCTTCGACAGAATTAACGTTCGTCGTCTGTTCCTCACAATTGAGACTGCAATCGAAAGAGCTGCACGCGCTCAACTGTTTGAGTTCAACGATGCAATCACCAGAGCAAACTTCGTCAACATCGTTGAGCCTTATCTCCGCGATGTTCAAGCGAAGAGAGGTATCACAGACTTCCTGGTTGTCTGTGATGAGAGCAACAACTCTGCTGATGTGATCGACGCGAACGAATTCCGTGCCGACATCTTTGTAAAACCTGCACGCTCTATCAACTTCATCGGCCTGACATTCGTTGCCACCCGTACTGGAGTTAGTTTCGAAGAAGTAATCGGCACCGTCTGATTATTAAATAGTACAGCACATCATCAACCGTTTAACAGGAGTAAGTAAAAATGCCTCAGCAAATCCCAAATACAGGGAGTAATGCGAGAACCCTGGACACCTTTAAGTCGAAGTTGTTGGGCGGCGGCGTTCGCCCCAATTTCTTTGAGGTAGAACTCAAGTTTCCCAACCTGGGAATCGATGACAACGATGTGAGTGACAGAACTCGTTTCCTGGTAAAAGGAGCGAACCTGCCTGCTTCTATTGTTGCTCCAATCTCAGTTCCTTTCAGAGGAAGAGAGCTGAAGATCGCTGGTGAAAGAACCTTTGATAGTTGGACAATCACCGTTATCAACGACAGCAACTTTGTTCTCAGAGATGCTTTCGAAAAGTGGATGAACGTTATCAACAAAGTTTCTGATAACGCTGGTGAAGTTGATCCAACTATCTATCAACAGGAAGCTTACGTTCACCAACTTGGAAGAGCTCCAATCACCAACTCGGCCGGCGTTCCCGCAAATTCAGGCAACACCGTTCCCATCCTGAGATCATACCACTTCCATGGTGTGTTCCCAACTAACGTCTCTTCTATTGAACTTTCATACGACAGCAACAACGTCATCGAAGAATTCTCTGTTGAATTCCAAGTTCAGTGGTGGGAAGCCCTGAATGAGAATGGCAACGTTGTCGTCGGTTGATAAATAGACCATAAGACAATACTGACAAAATGGCTAAATTATTCGGTTTCTCCATAGAGGGGGCTGACGGAGATAATCTGCCAAAGTCTGCGGTTTCTCCTGTTCCGCAGAATGAGGCAGATAAATCCGACTACTATGTTAGTAGTGGCTTCTATGGACAATACGTTGATATTGAAGGTGTATTCAGAAACGAATACGATCTTGTTAAAAGATACAGAGAGATGTCTCTGCATCCTGAGTGCGACGAAGCAATTGAAGATATTGTAAACGAGGCAATTGTATCCGATCTCAGCGACAGCCCAGTTGAGATCGACCTCCAAAACTTAAACGTCGGGGATAATATCAAAAAGATTATCCGCGACGAATTTAAGTATATTAAGGATCTCCTGGACTTTGACTCCAAAGCTCATGAGATTTTCCGTAACTGGTATGTTGATGGAAGACTTTATTATCACAAAGTAATTGATCTTAAGAATCCACAAGCAGGTATCCAAGAACTGAGATACATCGATGCTTTGAAGATCAAGTATGTTCGTCAGGTTAGAAAGAAAGATCCTAATCTCGCTAGACTGAATACTAACGAACCAACAAATTCACTCAGTCCAGAAATGGATGAGTATTTTGAGTACAATCCAAACTCAGGTAAATCGGGTTCGGGTTATTTACCAGCTGCAGGTGGAGCTGCTGGTGGAATTAAGATCGCAAAAGATGCAATCACATATTGCACCTCTGGTCTGGTAGATCGCAATAAACACAATACACTCTCCTGGTTACATAAGGCAATCAAAGCCCTGAACCAACTGAGAATGATTGAAGATAGTTTGGTTATCTACAGACTGTCTCGTGCTCCAGAAAGAAGAATTTTCTACATTGACGTTGGTAATCTGCCTAAGGTAAAGGCAGAACAATATCTTCGTGATGTCATGAACCGTTATAGATCTAAGTTGGTCTATGACGCAAACACGGGCGAGATCCGTGATGACAAGAAGTTCATGAGTATGCTTGAGGACTTCTGGCTGCCAAGAAGAGAAGGTGGTCGTGGTACAGAAATCACAACTCTACCAGGAGGACAAAACCTTGGTGAGATTACTGATATTCAGTACTTCCAGAAAAAACTCTACAAAGCTCTGGGTGTTCCAGAAACCCGTCTCGGTGGGGAAGGTGGTTTTAACCTTGGTCGTTCTTCCGAAATTCTCAGAGACGAACTGAGATTCAACAAGTTTGTTGGTCGTCTTCGCAAGAGATTCTCTAACATGTTCCTGGACATGTTGAAGACACAACTTCTTCTCAAGAACGTAGTCACTCCTGAAGATTGGACAACGATGTCCGAACACATTCAGTTTGACTATATCTATGACAACCACTTTGCAGAACTGAAAGAGAGTGAGTTGTTCCAAGAACGTATTAATAACGCCGCACAAGCCGAACAATATGTTGGTAAATACTTCTCACAAGATTATGTAAGACGTAAGATCCTTCGTCAGACTGATGAAGAGATTGTTGATCAGGATAAACTGATTGCTGCAGAAATTGAGGCTGGTTTATATCCAGATCCACTAATGATGCAATCGATGGAACTTGCAGGTGCCGCAATGGATCTGCAAAACAAAGCCCCATCAATTGAAGATCCTCAAGTCGATGAAACTGCCGTTGAAGCCCCTGAAGGTGGCGAAATATAAATAATTTGTAGTGTACTTACATTATCGTGGATTCTGAACAATTTGTTGATTTGGTGCTGCAAGACAGCCCCGCACATGAAATTAGTGATGCGATCAAGGATATTCTGTATGCCAAATCGGCTGAGAGACTTGAAGCTGGAAGACCTGTAGTTGCTGCAGATCTTTTTGGTGATGAAATTGATTATGAAGATGACGTAACCCAAGAAGACCCTACCACTGAGGAAGAGGATGGCTAAGTTTAAACCATTAGGAGATGAGGTCAATCTGGCCACAGGTATTGGTAATAGTACGAATGTTGGCAACGCCAGTGTTGTTCGAGTAACCAATGCTTCAGGTTCAACCGTTGTCGTTGGTCTTCAGACAGCTGGGTTCGTTGGTTTTTCAACCTTCACTATGTTGAATAATACCCAAGACATCGTTGTAAAGAGACCTGATGATCTGATTCATGCGCTTGGTGGAACAGTACAGGTTGTAAAAATCGCATTCACTCAATAAGAACAATGAAACTGATCAGAGAAGAAATCGAACAGGTAGAAGTTATCGTTGAGGAACGCAACGGTAAAAAGAGCCTGTAT